CTCGAGTTCAAAGATCCCAGCTTTCTGCAGCTTTACAGCCCGAACCCTTCGACCACGGGCACGCCGAAGTATTACGGGCAGTTCGATGTCAATAACTTCCTGCTCGCCCCAACCCCAGACGCAGTTTACACGGCCGAGCTTCATTACATGTATCGGCCCGCAAGTCTAACTGCCGGTGCTGACAGCGGCACTACATGGCTCAGCGAGAACGCCGAGGTTGCAATGCTGTACGGTTCTTTGCTGGAAGGTGCGATCTTCATGAAGGGCGAGGCTGATGTCATTCAGAACTATACGCAGCGCTTCCAAGATGCGGTCAACAGCCTAAAGATGCTTGGTGAGGCCAAGGAAGTTACGGATGAGTATCGCACTGGAAAGGTTCGGAGGCAGAAGCAATGAGTTTCACAGGAAATTTTCTTTGTACTTCTTTTAAGGTTGAGCTCTTAAAAGGGGTTCATGATTTTACTCCGGGTACAGGCGATACTTTTAAGATAGCGCTGTACACCAGTTCTGCGACACTTAATGCATCGACAACTGCGTACAGCGCAACAAACGAGGTTTCTGGGACCGGCTACACTGCAGGGGGCGAAACGTTAACGAGTATCGCCCCAACGTCCTCTGGAACAACGGCTTACTTGGATTTTTCGGATGTTACTTGGTCTGCGTCCACCATAACTGCTCGAGGCGCTCTTATTTACAATTCTACGGCTGCAGGAAATCCAGCCGTTGCTGTTTTGGATTTTGGTGTCGATAAAACGTCTAGCGCAAACAATTTTGTGGTAAGTTTCCCGACCGCAAATGCTTCTGAAGCCGTTGTTAGGATAACCTGATGGTTTGGTCTCTGGTATCTCCCAGTGCAAGCAACACATGGACGGGTGTTCCGGGATCTGCTACAACTTGGACTCAACAGGTTCCGGGTCCGGGTAATTCTTGGACAAACATTGCAGCGTAAGGTGAGCTATGGGCAGCACGTACACATCCAATACTGGGCTTGAGAAGCCGGGTGCTGGCGAACAGGTTGGTACATGGGGCAACACGGCAAACACCAACTTTAATATCATTGACCGCCTGACGTCTGGTGTCGGAACAATAACGCTATCCGGCACTACCCATACTTTGACGACATCTGATGGCGCGCTTTCTGATGGTCAGTACAAAGTTCTTGTATTCGGTGGCTCTCCGTCTGGCACAAACACTGTAACCATCTCACCAAACGATCAGTCTAAAGCGTATTGGGTTCGCAACAGCAGCGGTCAGAGTATTATTCTCACCCAAGGTTCGGGTGGCAACGTAACCGTTGCGGATGGTGAAAGTGCGCTTGTTTACGCTGATGGTGGCGGCGCCGGTGCGGCTGTGGTTGATCTTACTTCTTTTTTACAGATCTCCGTTTCTAACTTGGATGGTGTCACTGCAACAGCTGCTGAGCTGAACATCCTAGATGGTGTTACTGCAACAGCTGCTGAGCTGAACATCCTAGATGGTGTTACTGCAACAACAGCAGAACTGAACATCCTAGATGGTGTTACTGCAACAACAGCAGAACTGAATTACAACGACATCACAACTCTCGGTACTTCTCAACCCAGCAAAGTTGTTACCGCTGACGCCAATGGGAATGTAAAGCTTGCAGAAGAGTTGCAAGTCACTTCGTATATTGAAACCGTTGTTCCGCTGTCTGGGACAACCCCCACAGTTGACTGTGATGAGGCCAATTCTTTTACGCTTACCACAAGTGGGAACACTACGTTTACGTTCGATTATAGCGGCATTAACCTGACCACAGACGACAGTTACGGCTTTACCCTTAAGGTCACTGCTGGGGGCACTCACACGCTCTCATGGCCAACCTCAGTGAATTGGCCCGGTGGCACAGCACCTGATGCGCCTGCAAGCGGTGAAACCGATATCTTCGTGTTCTACACGGTTGACGGTGGAACAACGTGGTATGGCCTCCAAGCAGGGAATGCGCTGGCATGAGTGGTATTGTCAGAAGATTGATGCAGGGTGTCGCTGGTGGGTCGGGAACGAGTAATCCGTGGGATGTATCTTCAGCATCCTATCTTCAGAACTTCAGTGTCGCTGCTCAAGATACAAGCCCAAGCGGAGTATTCTTCAAACCAGATGGTTCGAAGATGTACGTTGTAGGGGTTATTGGAGACGCTGTCTATGAGTATGACTTAAGCAGTGCTTGGGATGTATCTTCAGCATCTTATCTTCAGAACTTCAGTGTCGCTGCTCAAGATACAAACCCAACCGGAGTATTCTTCAAACCAGATGGTCTTAAGATGTACGTTGTAGGGGTTATTGGAGACGCTGTCTATGAGTATGACTTAAGCAGTGCTTGGGATGTATCTTCAGCATCTTATCTTCAGAACTTCAGTGTCGCTGCTCAAGATACAAGCCCAAGCGGAGTATTCTTCAAACCAGATGGTTCGAAGATGTACGTTGTAGGGACTATTGGAGACGCTGTCTATGAGTATGGCCTGTAACAACGAACAGAAAGGACTGACACAATGTTCGTCAAACTGACAAACGGCAACCCTGTCAAATACACAATGGGAGAACTGCGCCGTGATAATCCGAACACCAGCTTCCCAAGGCATATCTCTGATGAGACGTTGCTAAGCTATGACGTTTACCGGATCACTGAGGTCGCTGCCCCAAAGGTGGACAACAAAGCCCACAGGCTCACTCTGAGTATTGAGAACGTCAATGGGGTGTGGACACAAACTTGGAAGGCAATGAAGCTGCCAGAAGACCGAGCAAGTGCCAACATGCGGGCGCACAGAGACAACCTCCTAGCCGACAGCGACTGGCGTGTAATCAAGGCCCAAGAGACTGGCACTACAATGTCTGCTGAGTGGGTGGCTTACCGTCAAGCACTGCGGGATATTACATCTCATGTCAACTTCCCGTGGCTCGATGATGCAGACTGGCCAGTGAATCCGGAGTGATGTAAACTCCGACTATCCAACGGGGTTTCCGCATGCCGCTTACCAAGCTTCAGTTCCGGCCCGGTATCAACCGAGAAGTCACAGCCTACACCAACGAGGGTGGCTGGTTCGACTGCGACAAGGTGCGTTTTCAGAAAGGCTTTCCGGAGTCCATCCTTGGCTGGGTGAAGAAGTATCCCAACTCCCTGCTTGGTTCATGCTCGCACATAGCTGCTTGGTCGAGCTTGTCGTCCCAACGCCTGACTGCCTTCGGAACCCATTTGAAGCTGATTGTAGACACCACTGGTGCGTTTACGGATATTACCCCTCTTCGAGCGACATCCGGTGTGGGAGACGTGACATTCTCGGCATCGGATGGCTCCAGCACAATCACTGTCTCGCACACCAGTCACGGGGCGAACGCGAACGATTTTGTCACGTTTTCTGGCGCTGTGTCACTTGGTGGGACAATTACAGCTGATGTGCTCAATCAAGAGTATCAGATCGACAGCGTGACGGATGACGATACGTACACGATCACCGCTCGTGAAGTGGCCGATCTGCTCGCAACGGCGGTTGATGGAGCAACAAGCGTCACACCCGTCACCGCTAACGCCTCAGACACCGCCAATGGTGGTGGGTCTGTGGTTGGTGCGTACCAGATTGCTACTGGTCAGACGTCTACCATTATAGGTCTTGGTTGGGGTGCAGGTGGTTGGGGTGACGACGGCTGGGGGTCGGCATCATCGACGCCCGTTTTGTCTGGTAGTTTCCGCATCTGGTCAACTGATGCGTTTGGTGAAGATTTGCTCGCCAATCCGCGCGATGGCGGCATCTACTATTGGGACTATTCGGCAGGTGGTCGCGCCGTCAACCTGTCCGATTTGTCCGGGGCCAATAAGACGCCGACCGTTGCCAAGCAGATTATCGTCAGCGATCGCGACCGCCATGTTATTGCGTTTGGTTGCGATCCGGAGGCAAACCCCGGCGTTCAAGACCCGCTGATTATTCGCTTCTCGGATCAAGATTCTCTGACGGATTGGGAGTCAACAGAGACCAACACCGCCGGTGAGCTTCGCCTTGGTTCTGGGTTTGAGATTGTGTGGGCGGTTGAGACGCGTCAGCAGATTCTCGTTTTCACGGATACTACGCTCTACGGGATGCAATACCTCGGCCCACCTTTCACCTTTGGTGTTGGTTCCATATCTGAGAACATCACCATAGCCAGCCCACGCGCGGTGAAGGCAGCGGATGACTTGGTGTTTTGGATGGGTAAGCAAGAGTTCTACGTGTACACCGGTACGGTTCAGCGGCTTCCCTGCACGGTGCGAGACTATGTGTTCTCTGATTTTAACTACGACCAAACGGAAAAAGTGTTTTCCGGATTGAACGGTTGTCACTCTGAGGTGTGGTGGTTTTACCCGTCTGCTGACAGTGAGGATGTGGATCGATACGTGATCTACAACTATGGTGAGCAGGTTTGGTACATCGGCTCCTTGGCCCGGACGGCATGGCTTGATCGTGGTATCTTCACGTATCCGTTGGCCACTGACCTCAACAGCTACGTCTACGAGCATGAGAACGGCATCAATGACGGCTCGACCAACCCGTCTCAGGCGATCAACTCGTACATCGAGTCCGCGCCTATGGACATCGGTGACGGGGAGCAGTTCTCGCTGATCCGCCGCGTAATCCCAGACATCCGGTTCAAGGACTCGACAGAACCACAACCAAGCGCGGACGTGACCATGTCCGTCCGCAACTTCAGTTCTGGTGAGTACAGCAAGAGCCAGACGCGCACGTTCCGCGACCCGCGTTCTGCGCCGTCTGATCAGCGCACCGATCAACTGTTCTACCGACTGCGAGGTCGCCAGATGCGTCTGCGCATCGACGCTGGTACGCGCGGCGTGACGTGGGGGCTCGGCAGTCCACGTGTAGATTTGCGTGAGGACGGCAAGCGCTGATGTCTCGCAGGTTAACCAGATCATTCTTCGCCGTTCCACCGGGACAGTACGATCAGACGTACTTCTCGCAGCTGGTCCAGAGCTTCTCTTTCCTGCTCGAACAGCTGCAAAACCCCGGCGATGCGCGACACACAACCCTCACTTTGACCGATCTTCAAACTAACGATCAGGGGTTGGCGCCGGGGGCGTTGTTTCAACAGGATGGATTTGTTAAGATCACCCAAGCAAACACACCGCACGTCGCAGGTTTGACCGCGACAACCTCAGTGGGATCGGTTACGGTGACGACCACATAGCATAGGATTTAGGTATGGGTCTTCTTTCTGCAATTGGTGGGGCAATCGGCCTAGCGGTTGGTGGTCCGATTGGCGGGGCGATTGGCTCTGGTATTGGCTCTCTTGCTAGTGGTGGTGACATCAAAGACGCGTTGACCGCAGGTCTTATGGGTTACGGCATAGGATCGATGCCCGGTGTCGCGGGTGCGCTTGGTGGAATGGCGGGTGCGGCTGGCTTACAAGGCACAGCTTCCAATCTCGCAATGCAAGCAGCCAACCCGAACGCACTTGGCAAGATGGCGCAGAGCTTTGGCTCTAACCTAATGGGCGGCGCAGGTGGCGCAGGTGCGGGAGCCGCTGCAGGTGCGGCTGGTCAGGGCGCTGGTGGTATCAGTAGCCTTCTCCAGTTCGCTGAAAGCCCCTTGGTATTGGCTGGCTTGATGCAAATGGCTTCACCCAAGAATGTTGAGTTAATGACCGCTGAACAACGCGCACAGGCGGCAACAGGCGAGCGCCTCCCCGACTACCAAGGGACCGCGGTCCCGGGCAGCTACACGCCCGCGCCACCCACCGCCACCCCGGTTCCGGGTCTGCAGCGACCCCGCGCCTACGCTCAGGGGGGTATGATCAAGGGTCCGGGTAACGGAACCAGCGACTCGATCCCGGGGACAATCTATCAGGGCAACAAGCCGGT